ACTCGATTCAAGTTCTTCGGCGTTGTTCCCTAAACCGCCACCGTCACGAATACCAAATAAAAGAGGCGACGGAACTCGGTGTGCGATCATAATATTTTTTGAAACTTCCGGCATTAAATCTTTAAAACGCTTCTCGATCCCTGCCGGTTCGTATGTTTGAAAGTCAACTTTTTGTTCGAGATTGTTATTATAAACAAATACGATTTTCGCCTGTTTCTTGCCCGTAAATTTGTTCATAAAATTCTGTTCGATAGCCCGTTTTTCTTCTTGCGGCGGTTCACCGTTGAAAAACTGAACGACGGAACTTGGAAAAAATCCGTTTTCAATATTGTTTAAATGAAATTCACCGATCCGATTATCGAGTAAAATCCAGTTCATGCCACCGATATACGAAGGGGTCGAATAATAATATTGATTCGGGCGGTATTGCTTTACGAAAATCATTTGTTTCGCCTCGCTCCGATCTGCCGGATCGTACGCCTTGATTCTTTGCGGTTCAAATTTCTTTTTCCGGTAGTTTGACCAGTCCCACGAAACGTAATATTCTTCGACACGATTTGTTTCGTCGTTAACCTTTCCGCTTCGAATCTGTTCACCGGGCGTATGATAAATCTCCGCAATCGCCGTACGTGCCTTATTCCAAATTATCGTCCATCCGTAATATCCGTGAAGGTATAAATCGAACGCCGTTTTGTTAATCAAGTCGTCGAGTGTTTCCCCGTTTCTGTTTACCCTTTTACGGAATACTTCGACCTCGATAATTGGTATATCGAACGTAACACCTTCGCCGGCAATCATTTGAATAATTCCGGTCGTTAAAGCATTATGAACGGGCGATTGCAACCACGCATTAATAAGTGATTGCGGAAATAAATTATCTTCGCCATAAGTCACGAAATTTTCGTAAGACTTTTCGATTGCAACTGGTAATTCGACCTCGCTAAAACTTTGCACCGAAATAGTCGGATCATTTTTAGACGTGCCCTTTATACTCGCCCCGTTGTTTGTCTGTTCCATAAGTGTTTTTCGTTATCGGTGTCGCAGTTACGACGCATAAACCTCGTTCGATTTCAACCGGTGTTGAAGGAACCGTATAATCGTAAACGAAATAATAATATTCGCCAGTTCCTTCGAAAATATTTGTTAATAAATCTGAAATTATAATATACCGTTCACCTTCCGTAACGTCCAACGGATCAACGACGACCGAAATTGTTTCATTCGTCCCCTTCCGATTGAAACCCAAAGCGAGGGGCGGGACGTTTTCCGTGTCCCAGTCCCCAAGCGTTAAGGTTATATCGAACGTAGCTTGTAAACTGTCAACGTAAAACATTAATACGCCGGTGTTACGGTCACATTTGCAAAGTTATCGAACGGAACGGTTGTATAATCGTCAAGGAAAACAGCGTAGTCGTTTTCTTCCGCATAAAAGGTCAAATCGAGCCCTTTCTTGTCGCCTGCGGCAGTTCCCGAGGTGTCGCTTCCCCCGTTTGTAGTACACCCATTATAACGACCGAACACTCGCATTTTTCCTTGAAAATCGAGGGTAAAAATTACCCATCGTCCGAGTTTAAGGTTATTCAAATCCGCAAGGTCGGCGGGTAAAATATTGAATAAGGTTAACGTCAAGGTTTGACCAACGAAAGCCGTTCCATTTTCTTGCGAAGCGTTTACCGCTTGCTCAAACGATCCAACATTATCGGCCATTTCAAATCGAAAGACGTCAATAGCAACCGCACCGAGATCGGTAATTTCTCCACCAACTTCGGTCACGCCTGTTAACGCACGAAAGTCATTCAACTTTGCGTAAAACAGGGTTTTTATTCCGGCACGTCCTACTAAACATTCGTCCAATAGCCGCCCGTTTGTTAAATCACAAGCCATATTTTTTTGTTTTTAATCAAAGGCGAAAGCCGCCGAATTAGCGACCTTCGTCTTTAACTTTGGGTTTATACTATGCGTCTGCGTGGAACACGATTTCGTCATACCATCCGGCTTGTACGCCCATCGTGGCGTAAGCCCTGAAACGTACATTATCGGAAAGGTCAACTTCGGCCATATCTTTGATAATAACCTCGTTGAAATTACTAACGGATTCGGTGCCGAAATAAAGGTTTGACTTGTGCGAAAGTGCCATGTTCGACGCTTCCAGTCCGGGAGCAACGGCAATCGGAATACCGACATAATTCAACGGCTTGTCGCCCGCTTGGTATTGATCCATAAAACCTTGATTCGCTAACGCTTGTTTATAAGCGGCGGCTACGTTCGGAGCAACCCAAAACATAAGATCGGGCGCATCGAACCACGGTTGAGCGGCGGCGATCGTATACATTGCACCAAGTTGCGCAACGACCAAAGCGGCAGTAACGGCGGCAGGGGTCGTCTTATTTCCTGCGGGTACGTTTGCAGTCATAAGTTTAATGAATCCGTCGATAAGTGTATAAGTCGCACCGGCGGTATCGCCTCGCCATATTGACATTTCGATTTCGTTTCCGACGTGTCCCATTATCTCGGCAATTACTGCGTCGACAATATCTTGCGACAGTTGACGGTTTGCACCGGTTCCCATACGCACGCTTGGCCAGTCAACGTGTTTGAAATCTTTTTTACACATTTGAAGATTTACCTCGAAAGGTGCGGGGGTAAGCGATTGTTCGTCAATCGTTACAGTCCCGGAAGGGGTGAAATCACAAGTCGGGGCGGCGATAAGTCCAGTACCGGCGAGCCGGCGAATCTTGTAAGACTTATTAACGTCGTCCTTTATAGTGATATTTCCATCTCCGACAGTTTTTGCGCCGAAGAACATTTTGTTAATCAATTCCGTTGCGGCCTCGCCGACGTACGAAGTTGTAAGGCTTAAAGTTGTTGCCATTTTTTATTTATTTTTTAGATTGAATACTATTTTAAGTTGTCGCAGTAATTGAACCGGCGGCATTTCCAACACCGTTTACATACCAGTACGTACCGTCGCAAATTAAATCAATTTGATCGCCCGGAAGTGCCGTATTTGCGATAAAATTAATTTGATCTTCGGTAACCGCAGGAACCGAAGCACCGTTCACGGTTAAATTTCCCATAATCGTAGCGGCGTCTGCGGCGATAACAGCCCAAGCCGTTGTCGGTGCAGTTGCTCCGATTACAATTTTAAAGTTCGCACCGGCATACAATGACGGAAGGGTAATGTCGCCACCACCTGCGGCATTAAGGAAAAGCACTTTCCCCGAATCTGCCGGGGTTAAGGTCAAATCGTCGAGAACTTCTTGGAAGTTGTCGAAAATTCTTTCGTTATTATTTGAATAAGTTGTCGGCATTTTGTTTAATTTTTTGGATTAATACTATTTTTTATGCGCCTCCGCAACGAACTTATTCAGCCCGGAAACGATCGCTTTCTTTTCAGCCTTTTCGGGTGTTTCTTCTTCGTTGTCGGCTCCGGGTTTATTAAATTCTTCCCGCAGTTTTGCCGCATTAATCGCAATTTCTTTCTTGATTTCCTTTTTTACCTCGACTTGAAAGTTCGCAATTATTTCAGCGATCCCGTTTACAAGTGCGTCGATTTGTTCGCCTTTCAGCCCTGCGTCGTTTTCCATTTCTTCCTCGGTTTCAGCCTCGACCGGTTTTACTTCACCGACAACACCTTCCTCGGCAACGATTAGAACCATACCATCGGGCAAAAGATATTCGCCTGTCGGAACTGGAACCGCTTCGCCGTCGACTTCGTGCGTGATCGTAAGACCGGGTTCGAGGGTTTCCCCTTCAAAAGTGATAACAACTTCGGCGCCATCGGCACCGATTGCAGTAACGGAAGCGAACTTTTCGTTCTTGTTTTCTTCCTCGGGTGTTTCTTCCTCGTTAAAAATCGCTTTGATTTTTGAAAGGTAAACGTCTAATTTTGATTTTTTTTCAGTTTTCATATTTTTATTTTGTTTAATTATTTCCCTTGCGAATACACCTTCGACCGAAAAGCCTTCGACGCTTTTGTCCTTCACCAGTTGCCAAATTTCGTCGTTCAAAACTTTGATTTTAACAAACCAACTTCCGACCGGCAAGTCAAAACCATATAGCGACGATTTATCCTTTTCAGAATCTTCGACGATCCACGATTCGACTACCGATAATTCGTTGACTGTTACTTCGTGTTCGAGCGTCATATTATTTTGGCGACCTTGAAGTAAGAACCTTTCCGATAATACCCGTATTGTTTCCGCAGTAAAAAACACAAAAAATTCTTCGCCTTCATCGTCGATACGAATAATTAATTTATCGGGAACCATCGCCGGCCCCGCAACTATTCTTTTTTCCTCGTCGATTGTTTTGAAAGCGAAATGCGGGTTCGGTTTAACTTCACCCCCATCGTCCGAAAACGAAATCCACGTTTGTTCGATTGCCGGATATTTAACCAAACTTATTGCGGTAATTCCTTCACCGTTTCCGTCCTCCGATAACTTTAATTCAATGATTTTCATTTTCGAAACTGTTTTTACAAAGTTATTCGATACTTGTTACACTTAAAAACACCGCTTGTGTATAATCCCGAATAAGGTCGTTTTAAGACGATTCTTACGTCGATCTACCTTGCGTTGTATGTTCATATCGTTCATTTGCGATCGTTTAATTGCCTGTATTCCAATACGTTACAAGGGTGTATAAAAATACCTTCAAGTCTTTTATTATAACGATATTTCCTGTTCCCTTTGCCGTGCCAAATCTTGCGAAGCCGTTACTTCCGATTCAACGACATACGCTTTCACGGCAGAATTTCTCGAAGTGCGATCTTGAATTATATTTACGTCCCTACCGATTCCGACGTCCGTTTGAACAATGTCGTCGACTGCGAGATTTGCTTCCGGTTGACTTAATGTTACGCTCGGAACCGATGAACTACCGCCGGCCCCTTTTCCTCCGGGTAACTTTGGATCGGGCGACTGCGCAATTTTCCTGACGTTTGCCATACCTGCCGCCAAAGCGGCGGCGGCGGCAACCGGCCCCAGTACAAACCCGACGACTGGTATTGCGGCGGCAGATTGATACGCTTGTATTGCACCCATTATCGCACCCCGTGTTGCGTCCACAATCGCAATCGCTTTTGCCGCCTTCGATCCTTCACCGAGAAATCCGAGTAACGCATTTAATGAATCTTGATAAATACTTTCTTTTACCTGCGCAAGTAATTGCTCGTTCGCAATTTGTTGTTGCATCGCCCGTTCACGTTCCGCTTCGGCCTGTCGTTCTGCGTCAATTTGACTTTTTAACGATTCAGCTTTTATCGCATCCAGTTGTTCAAGGTGTTGCGCTTCCAAATCCAATAATCGAAGGTCGTATTCTTCTTGCAGTATCGCCCCCGCTTCCAGTTCCATTCGTAAATTTTCGAGCCGTCCTTCATGCGTTAAAGCCCTTTGGTTTCGCTTGTAAGTTTCCAAAGATTCAATACGAAGCCTATCCGCTTCCGCAAGTGCATCGAGCCGTTCCTTTTCTTTTGCATCCGCTTCGGCCTGTAACGCTTCCCGTTCAGCCAAAGCCGCCGCCTCGATTTCTGCTTTTTCCTTTTGCCTGTCCGCTTCCGCTTTTGCCGCCGCATCTCGTTCCCTCGCCACTTCCATATCGAGCGCATTGAGTTCGGTTTTTAATTTCCGTTGCGCCATTAACGATTGCGTTTGTAAGTCAATCAATTTCGCTTCCGCTTCCGCAAGTGTTCTCGATTGTTCCCTTGTTCGTTGAAGTTCCGGGGTGTTTGCGATTTCTTGTTTTGCGTTTGCGACCCTTTGTTCTTGAAGTCGCAAATTTTCTGCGAGTATTTCCTTCTCGATCGCATCCGCTTTAACGATTGCATCCCGACGCTCGTCAACGCTTTTCGTTAAGTCCTTCGACAAGAATCTTAATTCGGCGATTTGCATTCGCCGTTCTGCGTTTGCAGTTATCAAAGCGGTTTCCGCTAAATATAAATCACGATACGCCTGCGTAAGTGCGATCGCATCCTTTGCCGCTTGTGCCATTTCCGCACCGACACCCGATACCGCACCTTTAAATTCGTCAGCCGCACCCTTGAAATCGCCCGTAAATAATTTTCCAAGTGCCTTGAATAGCCGTGCCGCCCTTTCGACCAATACTTCAATAACGGCAGACACGCCCGACATTGCGTCTTTAATCTTATCCGCACCGGCTTGTGTTTTTGAAAACGCTTTTCCAAGTGCGACAAGCCCTGCAACGATAGCCGCAATTAATAATACAATCGGATTCGCAAGTAAAGCCTTAAACGCTTTCGATAAAGCACCGATCGCCCCTTTTGCTTTACCAAGCGGCCCCGGAAGTGCCGCCATTTGACCTTCGAGTTTTCCAGTCGATGCCGTTACTTTACTTTGAGCCTGTTCGACGCTTGCAAGTGATTTATTCGCACCTTCAACGTCGATCTTTATCGTTCTAACGATTGTTTCGTCTGCCATGTTTTCGTAAGTGTTTGAACTTTACCGGAAGCCGTTTACTAACATCGTCTAACGGGCGCTGATCCGTCTCGATATTTAATTTAACCAGTTGCCGCAAGTTTGATAATATTAATTGATCGAAATTTTGCATCCTGTTTATTTTATAAATGAAATCATCGCTTTTATTTTTGTGCTTTTCGTCACGTTTGGCGAATAGTCTTTTATCTCGAGAATCTTTAACCCGACCGGTGTTCCGTTTAGATTTATTATAATCGTATCGGCAAAATTGAAATTCGAAATATCGGAAGGTGTTAATAACGCATTAAATTCAATAATTTTATTCGCCTCGTCATATCGTTCCCGTAGCATTTCTTTGAAATATAATTCGTAAAGATTCTGCGTCGAAGGATTGTCGACAGTATTCGTCGGCGGGTCGAACCACGTAAAATTTAAGTCGAGCGTATTTGCTTGTACCCGCCAGTCCGTGCCACTATACGGCCATGCGCCCGCAGTCAATTTGAAAGGTGAAAATACCGGCACGTAAAAATATTGAACACAAGTCGCCCCCACGTATTCGTAAGCATACAAGTACGGCCCCGGTGCGAAAGTATAAATACCGCAATAATAAACCAGTTGAAGCCCCGGCGGTTTGAAGGTTATATCGTCAACACTTCCATATAATTTACCCGCTACGATTGAAGGAATCGAAGCCCCCGAAACTGCCGAACTAAATTCTTGATACGGAGCCGGGGCAAATACTTTGAAAGGCTTTTGCGGTCCCTTCGTAAACGGTATTCTCGTATCTTCTCGGTACGATCCATACGAACGACCAGTCACGTTAATATATTCCTTGTTTAAAATGTCGTCCGCTTGTTTTAATTCAAGGTTTATCGGATTTTGAAGTTCCGAATTAATAGGCGAAACCTTTGGTGTCGTAGAAAGATCGACCTTATCCGACCAGTCCTTTTTCGATCCGTAGTTCGCCATGTAATAATCCCACGTATCGAGCCGAACTTCTTCGGTCGAGGGTTTCCAGATAATTAAATTAAAGATTCCGATTACTTCACGTAAGAAATCAATTTGTTTATAATTCGAAAGGTATTCGCTCGGGTCGACCAATGTTCCCGACGGTATTATTTTCATTAAATTCATAAACGTATCCGTACCAGTAACAACACGCCCCAGTTTCGTACTCGTCCCGTCCTCTAAAATCGTTAATCTGAAAGTGTCGCCAGCCGTAGCCGCAACACTTAAACCGGTAACTCGTGCCGAAGTTACCCAAGAAAAAGTCGTACTATAAACGGAAGTTCCGTTTCTTTCTAAACGACAAGTAACTTGCGTCGTTGAAGGAATCCCCGCAAGGGGCGACCATTTTAAATCCCATTGATAAGTACCGGTAACGGGTGCCGTATATTCGTGTGTCGTATCGTTAAAGTCTGCCGAACTTGGATTTGCAACTAACTTTATTACTTGGTACGAGGTCGAAATAAATATCGTTGAACCGACTTGCGTATTCATCGTCGTTGCCGCACTAAAATAATTTGAAAGCGGGTTATCGGATTGTACGTATATTTCTTCCACGTCCGTTTCCGAAAACCAACTTCCGGATAAAATAAAACCCGCTTCGTTGAAGATTTTACGAAGTAATTCATTCAGTCGGAAAGCGGGTAAAAGGCGGTCGAGGTAAATTGTATCGGCACAAGTCGGATCGGTAATGTCGATCAATACATTTCCGGTATTTTTCTTTTTATAAAGCCCCGCACCAAAGCCGTTATCGTTAAGGGAAAACACAACGTGTCCGCTAAATACCGAACGATTCCACGATTGTTGTATGTTCGCAGTTGAGAAAGCCCACGCCGTCATATCGAGTTCGTTTAAACCCTTGTCCCCGAGTGCGTCCTTGATTTGAGCAACCGTACCGGCAATCGAAACCGTATAACGATTGTGATTCATGTCGGTCGATTCTAATTTCAAAACACCTTCGATAACGATATTCGAATCTTGAAGTAACCAACAAACCGACAAAAATTGCGGATTCCAAGCCGTACCAATATTTGAAGGGTCGCCAAATAAACCAAAGAAATAATCGTTTGCAGGTGTTCTCGGAAGATCGAACGACCTTGAAAAATCGCCTTTACGTTTTGTAAAATCCTGTAATTCAAGAAAGGTTTTCGACAGGGCGATCGGCGCAACCGGATTAACGTCCAACGCATAAATACTTCCGTCCGCAAGTGTTGTAAGTAATTCGATCACGGCTTGAAGTTGTTAAGTGATTTTCTAAAACTCATCGTATACATTATCATATTATCGACCCATCGTGTTTTTAATCTTACCGAGTTCGGAACGACCGTAACTTGTTCTAAACTACCATCGGAAGGATCGACGAGCCACGCAGATTCGGTCGAAATTAAATCTTGAATTAACGGGTTTTGTTCTTCTTGCATCCAGTCCGTCGAAAGTTCCAGTATATCCGAAGCCTCGACGTTGTATTTAAACCGTCCGGGTTTATCTGCCGTTTCAATTAATTCGCCTTGAATCCCTGTCGTATTTACGGTAATTCTTTTCTTTTTCGGAAAGTGCATAAACGCCCAAGTTTGCAAACGATCTTGAAACATTATCGTTTCGCTTTCCCCTTCACAATCATCGACGTTTTTATGAATCTCGAAAATATCGTAAATATGCGTAGCGGCTCCGGGTGTTGTTTCAGTTGCGACGACTACCTTCCAATATAAAAAATCGTCTTGATCGGTCGTACCGGCAAGGTAAATCGGAAAATATAATATACCGGCTTTATCACGTAAAGCCGAATAAGTTATCGTCGGGGTTAAATCAGTATTTTTATACAATCGAATACCGAGATACGCATCGACGGCAGGCGTTACCCAAGCGTCGTCCTCCGCACGCATCGGATAAACTTGATTAACTTTACCACTAAACGGCATAAAGTTCGACAGTCCGTTTAATTGCCACCAATTTCCGTACTTATGTTTATTTGAAACAATCGTTATTCCGTCCGTGAACCCTCGTAAACTTTGATACGCTCGAGTTATTGTTGCCGACGAAGTGAACACCCCCGATAAATAATATTGTTCGGTAAAGTCGATCGTAATTTCCTTTTGCGACGGATCACTTAAAGCCGTAAGGTTTGTAATCTTTGTAATTTCCCAAGGCGAAGCGGAAAGCGTTTGAACGATCGGCAATACACTTCGAGCCGCTTCCGCAATATCAAATTTTACAAGTTTATTCACTTCGTCATAAACGACCGAATACTTGGTGACGATTTCCGTTGTGCCATAAGACACGACCGCCTTAACTCGGTGTTGCGTTACATTTGCCGCACCGTACATTGAAGCCGCCACGATAATTCGGAACGGGTACGACATTGATTGTCGATACGTTATGTTTGGATAAGTCCACCACGATAAAGCCATTTCTTATAAATTTAGTTTCTTAATATTTTGTCGATATGTTCATTCAAGTCGTTCGTTACTGCCCGACCGATTACCTCGTCGAACTTATTATATTGTTGATCGAAAGCATTCGTAAAAAATCGCCTCGGTCGAATCCCTTTGGCGTGAATACTTTTCCGAATCGGAAATTCATATTTTAATTCAATACCTCGAATATTTAACCAACTTTTTAAATCGCCACCGATTGCTTTCTTTGAAGATTTAAAAGCAAACTCGGGATCGGCCTCGGATTTATTGTAAGGAACCGGCATCGACTTTTTTTTCGAAAGCCAAAGATTACCAGTACCGGTTACGCCCTTGTCGAGAAACGCCCCGTAATATTCCATAAAAAAATCGAGTACGTTATTCTTAATCTTGAACCGGATCGACGACCAAAGTGTTCGAGAGGCGTTCGCTTTTTCCCTCGTTAAATTTCCCCGTGCCTGTTTTACAACACCTTTTGCGAAATCGTGCAAAGCCTTATCTAATCGTTCGAAGCTAATTCGTGCCATTCGTTTAAATCCCGTTTAAGCCCCCAAAGAAGCCGTATTTTAATCGTTCACCATTAAGTTATACAAACATACCGACCTTTTGCGATCTCGGAACTCGCTGATTTACAATGCGTTACAACTACGTAACCGGGTAACATTGAAACCCGACATCGAGCCAAACCTTTACCGGGATTTGCCACCCGGACGATTGTGAATCCGCATAATCGTACAAAGGCGTCATCGTTCCGTTATCCGTCAACCGAATTAATTGTTCCTTGTTCATCGTTGCCAGTATATCCGTTAAAATCGAGTGCGTGGCGTTCATGACGTCAACCATATTCGACCGATCCGACTTCATTCGATCCATAACTAACAAGGTGAACGTAACGGTCAATTCGACCGACCCCTCGCCCCCGACAATATCCGATTGTTCGGTACGAACAAACACCCTCGGCCATAAATTATTTTTCGTGGTGTCGAACTCAAGTTCCCGACCATCGTCTGCCGAATTTACTTGCGGATGCGCTTCCGCAATTTCCTTAATTCTTTTTAATACGCCTTGATAATTCCGCTTCATATCCGAAAAATGTTATCGTTTCACTTATTCCGCTTTGCAATACTTTGTCCATGTTAATAAATTTATGATCCGCAACCGCATAAATTAAGTGATACCAGCCCCACGAATCGCCTCCGTCACCGTCAGATTCGGAAGCACCGGGAACGAGCCGTCGGAAATATTTAAGCACCGATGCGTGACGAGCAAAAAAAAACCAGTCGCCCCCCGTACTACGTCTAACGTCATATGTTTAAGGAAAATCGCTTGTCGTTCTTCCCGTTCTTTCGGGTGTTCATTAACGTAGCTTTTAAGCCTGTAATAATTCCCGAACTCGGCTTCAATCGGCCTATATAAAACCGCCATTAATTTATGAAGGTTTTCGGCATACTTATTCGGCTTTGCCATTTCGTCAATATCAACGAACGCCCCTGTTTCCATATCTCGTACGTCCGGAATAAAACCATATTCACGACCTAAATACTTAACTTTTTGGTGAAGGGGTGCGGTCGACTGTCCGTTAATCATCGAAAATATTTTCGTATAAATTTGTTCCAAATCTGCGTAAATCACTTGACCGATTTCGTGGGGTGTTCTTCCAGTCATTATCGCAACCGAGTGAACAACTTTCGGAAATAAGTCGATTTCGGGATTCTCGTCAATCAATAAAACTTTTTGTACTTGTTCCAAAGTAATGTCGGAAAGTTCCGTCGGGATTTTTAATTTCATCAGTCTTTTATTTTAATTCGGAAAGCCTCAACGCTTGCGGCTCGCCTCGATTTGATTCTGTTTATACGTATCTCGATTCTCTCGTTCAACACCTGCCAAAGCGTTCGCCCTTTTAGGCGGTCGGCCTCTTTTTTATAATCCTTTGCGAATCTTTTATTCATTTCTCCCGCCTCGTATAAAGCCCTGTTCGTTTCTACGAGCCGTTGATTCGTTTCGAATAATTTCAAGCAATACGATATTAATTTCTGTTTATCGTAAACGCATATTTCCCTTTCGAGTTCGTCCTTCGTTAGTTCTGCCATTTCGTTTTTTTATATTTCAGCTAATCCCATGTTCGCAGGGAACGTCGTAAGATTGCACGATTTATTTACCAAAATATTCAACGTCAATACTTGCGTATCGAGTACCGGGATCGACCCGAGTGCAATCACTTGTAAAACTTCACCCGCTTGCCCTGTCAAATATGAAAGCGTTGAAATCGGGGTCGCATCGAGGTAAGTAATTAAATCGACTGTAACTTGCGGAGTCGAACACGCAATCCCGAACAATGCGGAAAAGTCGACCGTCATATCTTTGTTAAAAGTGATTTGATTACCGGTTGCCGGTGTCATTCCCGCCTCGAGATTGTAAACGATAGTATCGTATATCG